GCCTCAGCTTATCGCTTATGATATCGCTGGTGTTCAGCCAATGACTCAACCAACTGGCTTGATCTTCGCAATGAAGTCTCGCTACGGTACTCCAGGTGGTGCTGAAGCTCTATTCAACGAAGCTGACTCTGACTACTCTGGTACTGGTACTCACTCTTCTACTTTAGATGGCGACGTTCTTTCTAGCCAAACTAACGGTACTGGTATGGCTACTACTGCTGCTGAACGTCTTGGTCAAGGTGGTTCTGGCGACGGTACTTTCGGTCAAATGGCATTCTCTATCGAGAAGACTTCTGTTACTGCAAAGACTCGTGCTTTGAAGGCAGAATACTCTATCGAACTAGCACAAGACATGAAGTCTGTGCATGGTCTTGATGCAGAAGGCGAATTGTCTAACATTCTTTCTGCAGAAATCCTAACTGAAATCAACCGTGAAGTTGTTCGTACTGTGTACCGTACTGCTAAGGTTGGTGCTCAAGTTGGTACTGCTACTGCTGGTACTTTCGACCTAGACGTTGACTCTAACGGTCGTTGGTCTGTTGAAAAGTTCAAGGGTCTATTGTTCCAAATCGAACGCGAAGCGAACGCTGTTGGTCAATTGACACGTCGTGGTCGCGCGAACTTCATCATCACTTCTGCTGACGTTGCGTCTGCATTGGCGATGGCTGGTGTTCTTGACTACACTCCTGCTTTGAACGGCAATAACAGCTTGAACGTAGATGACACTTCTACTACTTTCGCTGGTGTTCTAAACGGCAAGTACAAAGTTTATGTTGATCCATATGCAGCTAACATCTCTGCTAACCAATACTTCGTTTGCGGTTACAAAGGTACTTCTGCTTTCGACGCTGGCTTGTTCTACTGCCCATACGTTCCTCTACAAATGGTTCGTGCTGTTGATCCAAACAGCTTCCAACCAAAGATTGGTTTCAAGACTCGTTACGGTCTAGTTGCTAACCCATTCGTTAACTTGGATGACGGCACTTCTGGTCAAGACAACTTGACTTCTGATGCAAACTACTACTACCGTAAAGTTAAGGTTACTAACCTAATGTAATCGGCTAAGTCGGTTTTAAAGAAGCCGACGTAGAAGCGGTAATTTCAGGGGATCTTTCGGGATCCCCTTTTTCATGGAGTATAAATACTTGTATGCCTATATCTGATTCACTATACCCAAACAATCTTAACCCGTTATCGCCAAACGGATTTAACTTCAGCATCACTAAGTTGCCAGGAGTTTCATTCTTTTGTCAACGTGTTACGATTCCATCAATCACCTTGGCGTCTATTGATAGAGCAACACCGTTTATCAATACACCAATCCCAGGTGAAATTATGTCATTCTCTGAATTGTCTTTACAGTTCTTGATTGACGACAAGATGAGTAACTACAAATCCATTTTCAATTGGATGGTAGCTTTAGGTTATCCAGAGGACAATAGTCAATATTCTAATTACATGAATACCCAACAAGGTACTGTATACTCTGAATTGGCTAAGAACTATTCTGATGCTACTGTGTCAGTTTTAGACGCTCAAAACAATGCAACCAATTCATTCAAGTTCTATGATTTGTTCCCTATCTCTTTAGACCCTATTCAGTTTGAAGCGACAGCGATGGACGTAAACTATGTAATTGGATCAGCAACTTTTAAATATTCATACTTTACAATCGACAATACTTAATTTCGCCGAAGGCGTGGAGATATTATGACACTTGATGAGATACAAAATGAATGGGACAAAGATTCCGAGATCGACGATAACTATCTTGGAGAAACAACAGTAGCTACTCCCAAGCTACATTCAAAATACTTGAGGTTGCTTATTGGTGTTAAGTTGAAGTACACCAAACTTCAAGCAGACTACAACCAACTCCGTAAAAATAAATTCCGCTATTACCGTGGTGAACTCGGTAAAGAGGAGTTGCAACAACTTGGTTGGAATCAGTGGCAAGGTGTTAAACCCCTGAAGAATGAAATGGATGAATTCCTTCAAGGTGACACTGATCTCAATACACTCAAGGTTCGTGCAGAATACCTTGAAACAATGATTTATCTTTTAGAATCTATATTAGGACAGCTTAAAGCCAGAGACTGGCAAATTAAATCCGCCATTGAGTGGAAGAGATTCTTAGCTGGAATGTAATGTCTACACTATACGCTGAAAAACTAGACGAAGTCTACATGAGAGTTTTTGGCGATGCTTCTGTTGAAAAGGAGCTCGCTGATTTCTTCACATACGAATACCCAGGAGCTCGCTTCACTCCACAATTCAAAGCACGTCTTTGGGATGGTAAAGTTCGCCTATATGATCATATCCGTAAGACGTTATACATTGGATTGTATGAATACCTAGAGAAGTTCTGTGAACGTAATGGCTATGAACTACAAACAAAAGGTAGAGTGTTTGGTGGTAATGAAGAAATTAGCATGGACATCATCAAAGAGTTTACTGATTGGTTAAACTTAAGAGGTCGTGGTAACCCAATTGAAATTCGTGACTATCAACTTGAAGCTGTACATACTGCGTTAAATAAACAGCGCACGTTACTGTTATCACCAACTGCGTCAGGTAAGTCGCTAATCATCTACAGTACAATGCGTTGGCATATTAACAATAAGCGTAAATGCGTTTTGATTGTACCAACTACTTCGCTTGTTGAACAGATGTACGCTGACTTTGAAGATTACTCTTCAGCTAACGGGTTTGATGTTAAGAACCACTGCCAGAAATTGTACAGCGGTTTCCCTAAAGAGTTTACCAAGGACGTTTTGATTACGACTTGGCAGTCTATCTACCTTCAACCTAAATCATGGTTCAAGCAGTTCGATGTTATCTTCGGAGATGAGGCTCACCAGTTTAAAGCTAAGTCTTTAACTACCATCATGGAAAAACTTGACACCGTTGAGCACCGTATTGGTACAACTGGTACATTGGACAATAAGAAAATTCACCAGCTAGTTCTAGAAGGTGTGTTTGGTCCAGTCCACCGAGTAACCACTACTAAGGCTCTGATGGATTCAGGGAAATTATCTGCGCTAAATATAACGTGCCTGATAATGAAATATAGCGACGAGATTCGTAAAGAACGTAATAAGAACACGTACCAAGACGAAATGGACTTTCTTGTTGGCAATGAAAAGCGTAACAAGTTTATCCGCAATCTGGCAGTAAATTCTAACGGTAACACGCTGGTTCTTTTTCAATACGTTGAAAAGCACGGCAAAGTTCTCTACGATCTTATTAAAAATAAAGTAGCCGAAGGACGCCATGTATTCTTTGTACACGGTGGTACTGACGTTACGGATCGTGAATCCATTCGCCATATTACAGAAAAAGAAACTGATGCGATCATTATCGCGAGCTATGGAACTTTCTCGACAGGTATTAATATTCCTTCGATTGAGAACGTTATCTTTGCTTCGCCAAGTAAGTCTAAGATTCGTAACCTTCAATCTATTGGTCGAGGTTTGCGTTTGAAAGATGGAAAGACAGCTTGTAACTTATACGACATAGCTGATGACTTGCATTGGAAGTCTTGGAAGAATCATACGTTGAATCATGCAGCTGAACGCTACAAAACGTATGTTGAAGAAGAATTTAAATTGAAAATGGTGGAAGTGAATTTATATGGATAAGCAGTATGTAGTTGTAAAACTGATTTCTGGTGAAACAGTTATGGCAACATTTGAGGGTGAAGACGAGAAACATGTAAAGATCGATCACCCGATCCAAATTAGAACTCAAATCATCCCAGAGTTGGGAAGAGAGTCAATATCGGCATCTCCACTGTGCCAATTCTCCGATGCGACTTCTTTTGTTCTTGAAAAGGGACATATCGTTTACATCAAGAAGTTGCATAAGCAATTCATCCCCCATTACAACAGATTCTTGCAGTCCTATGAGGAAGCTCTCATTCCAACGACTCGCAACGAGATACAAGAAAAGTTAAGTGAATACTTCGACGATGCAGAGCATCTTACGATAGACGAGATAAATCGTAGAATCGAAATGCTAGAAGCTATCGCAGGAGGAGACATGTCAGAAGAAGACCTTGACGACATGCTTTCTGTTATGGAAGGTAACGATACGATTCATTAACTTTCTCTATCGTATCATCAACCCCGACACGGGTATTATCTACTAAAGTCAAGCAAAAGGCAAATATATTTTGTACTCCCCAAGATTGGAAGATGCAGTAAGATAAATTTGCCTTTTCACCTTGTTTCAACTATACTATGATCTAGCCTCTAATTTAAAGAGGAAATATATTAATGGCACATTATGTAAACAACGCAGACTTTCTAGCTGCCCTTATCGCCCATAAGGAAAAAGTAGAAGAAGCCAAAGAAGCTGGGTTACCGAAACC